ATTCGTCAAGTGGGACGGAATGCTAACAGCTATCGTCGCCAAAGACGGGAAAGAATTCTACGCGAGACAGGACACAGACTATCACCTGGAGGGATGCCCACAGTATATTGTCATCCACGAATGGCCAATCACTCAGGTCGTCGTTCAGATCATCAAAGAGGAAGATTTCTTCAGACAAGGCATGCGGCGCGCCGGATCCTCTTCAACTCCTTCAATGAAGCCTCACCAGGGTCCTTAGCGTCGATAACTAGATTAGTCGTTTCTCCAGCGAAGCACGCGAGTTGCTCACACAGCTCGCGTGCCTTGCTTTGCGCTTCCTTTGACGAATCGAAACAGATGAACCTGCGAGGGATTTGAGCGAGCTTCTTCACTTGAGCTGTGGTGAAGGTAGTCCCTAGCAAAGCACCTGCCCCCGGCCCTATCTTCCAGACATCAACCGGGCCCTCGACCACCACGATGGTATGGGAACAGTAATCTTGGCCGTAGACACAATTCTTGACACTGACGGAACTCTCATCAATGCCAGCTGAAATATATCGTTGGCCGATTTTGTCTCCTATTGAACGAGTCGTCCAGCTGACCTTCTTCCATCTCTGAAAGATTGGGATGTAGATCCTCCAGGATAGTCGGCTAGATATCCCAATCCCTCCAATCGACCACAGTCTCTGGAGGTCAGCGGGATCGAAGCCGCGATCCCTTAAATACCTCTCGTGTGCAGGTTGCAACGGTCCTACACCCCGCGGTTCTTTAAGCGCGATCTGCGTTCTCTCGTGTTTGATTGCTGCGCTTGCTACTTTGCCCGCAGTAACAAATTGCCACGCGAGAGATTTAGACGATCCCAATTCGATAAGGAGCCAGTAGAGGCTGTGTCCACCGCAGCGCCAGCAGGCACTGAATTTGCCGCTGATGTTGATTCCAAGATGGTAACGATTGGAACCGCAATAGGGACAAACCCTCAGCTGAACCCACCCAGGCCGGCAGTGGTGATGACCAGACTCAAGGAAGTCAATCTTCAATTCGTTCAATAATTCCTGGATCGTCATCGCAAAGTATTATCAACCACCCCACACCATGCCTTCGGCATGGTCTCCTTTGCAATCCACCCGCTCTGTTCGTATTCGATGGATTGAGAAACAAGAAGACGGTCTCCGCGAAGAATGCTTTCAGTTGCCCTCGGCGTGTCTGGCGCTCGCCATTAACCTTGCGTGAACTCGCAGGCAACCCACGGTTATCAACAAAACCGCTGGATGAAATTCACCTCGCTTTTAGTCAGTGCTCGGTATCGAACTGGCCCACCGCTTCTCTGGTTTCCTTCAACCGATTGACGCCGAACAACCATCAATCCAGCAGGCAGCAGCAGAGTATATGTCTCCTATTATCTGATCATGCCTTATGCTTTGCTTTGCAATGCGGTCACGTTGCATTATTACATCTGCAAACGATGTGGTGAAAGACACTCATTGACTCTCAACGCTTCTTTTGCTTGATGAAATCGGCATGAGTCTTGCTCATAAGTAGTCATGTTAGCAAACATGCAAACTTTCAAATTCAACAAGAACCTAGTGGAGGTTCAGAAGGACTCAGTGGTCCTTACTCTTCGCAAGGACGGGTTCGTCGCGTCCCGCGAAACTGAAACTCTCCGCACCAACGCCACCCAATCCCAAATCGCACTCAGCTGCGGATGGGGATTTGCAGTCACACCCTTAACCAAATAATTCATATGCCACACAATCGAGAAGTCCGAGTCACCTGGAAAGACTGGTGCGTAGGAGCCACCAGCGACGGAACCAAAACTGTCGCCCATCCGTTCAGGGTTATCAACCGGAAGCACTACCCAGGCGAACTTTACGGGAAAGAGTTCAAGACGTCCGATGAGGCCTTCGCCGCAATGGATGGACGAGGTTATTCCCAAGTCTACTACGCTCGCAGTAGTGTCGTCGAAGGGGCTTTCAAAGGGCTCGCTTGTCAAGAGCGACAAGCGAAGTTCGACGCACTCTACCGGCTGTGGAAGTGGCGCAAGCGAAACGGTCTTTGCGCCGAATGCACTGCCGGGTTGGAGAAGGAACTCGCCAAGCTCGCCGAGCAAGTCGGTATCTTCCACCCTTGCACAAAACGATTCAGGAAGGTGACATTGCCGCTCAAGGGAAGGACGAAGAAGGTGGCATGAAAGCCTTTCCCTTCTTCAATCCAGCCGACTGCCCATTCGAGGTCTTAGGATACCGAGAGGATCTCATGGACGCGATGACGGGCAAGCTGCTCGGCACACGAGAGATTCCAGAGCCGGACCGCCCGCTCGGGTCGAATGGAATGAAGGAATACACCATCACCGAGGCGATTGTGCTGAAGAGAGGTCATAAAGAATTCATCCTCAAAGCCAGCCCGCAGCGGCCAAAGAGGGTAGTAGGAATGATTCAAATACTCTGCGGGAAAGTAAAACGACAACCAAAATAATACTTGCAGAGATGCCGAGAGGCCTTATACTGCCATGCACAATATGAACCATATGAACCATATGCCCGCCGTCGATCCAGATGAGGAACTTCCAAAGGTAGAGAAGCTAATTTACGACCTTGCCTGGAAGTTCACCAAAACATACCCAATCGACTTTGAAGAGGCTCGCAGGGAGGCTTACTACGCCTTCGTCCGCGCCTGCTACGACTACAACCCTGAGCGAGGAACGAAGTTTTCGTCTTGGGTCTACACTTGGATATGGTGCCACTTGAAGACCCTCATTACCAAACGCACCGTCGAACCTCTCGTCTTCATCGAAGTGAAAGACGAGATCTTCGGTGAAGCGGCTCCTGACAGAAGTCCAACGCTGGACATGATAGGCGACTTATCCGAGGACGCGAAGGAGATCATCAAGCTCTTGCTTGAAACGCCGGGCGAGCTGCTTGGTGGTGCCTGCACGCCGAAACAGCTCTTGCACAAGGTGAAGAACTACTTGGTGGGCAAGGGTAGGCCGAAAGCTGAAGTGGACAAGGCTCACAAAGAGATTGTGACGAAGTTTCGAGAGGCGTGGGCATGACACCGCTAGAACAACGACAGATGAGACGGATCGAGCAACCCGCTCCAGGAGTGAAGATGCTGGCGAATAGCAACATGACGAAAGCACGCATGGTAGGGATCTGCCAGGATGAAGGACTCGACACGTCCGGCACAAGGCTGGATCTCGCCAAGCGCATCGTGGAGCACAGGTCCGCAGAGTTTTCACGAGCGTGGGATGCGATTGCGGGGAAGACTTGAAAGAGACTAAACTCAGACCTTTTCAAATAGAAGGAGTCCAGCAAATTTACCGCTTCAAAGGTCGCGTCTTGCTGGCGGATGAGATGGGCCTTGGTAAAACGATTCAGGCCCTCTACTGGATCAAGAAGATTCCAAAGCGACGTCCTGTCGTCATCATCGCCCCAGCTTCTATGAAATACGTCTGGCAGAGCGAGGCTGCTCTTCACTTCGGCATGAGAACTGAGGTTCTTGAAGGACATCACAAGGGGCAGAGGCCCCAACTCATATCTGAAGACATCATCATCATCAACTATGACATCCTTCGCTCCTGGTTGCCGTCGCTGCTGAAGGCCGATCCCCAGTGCGTGATTCTAGATGAGTGTCACTACATCAAGAACAAAGATGCCAAGCGAACGAAAGCAGCCTTGCAATTGACCGAGAACGCTTCATCTGTGCTGGGACTTAGCGGCACTCCTCTCACCAATCGGCCGATTGAACTTTGGACAATCTTGAAGGCCATCAGACCTGACTTATTCCCCGACCACAACGAATATGCTTGGCGATACTGCAAACCGCGATGGACGCGGTGGGGATGGGTGTATGACGGTGCTGTGCGGACGCCAGAACTCCATAAGATCTTGCGCCGAGAGTGCATGATTCGGCGCTTGAAAAAGGACGTGCTAACAGAGCTGCCCGACAAAACGAGACAGATGGTTCCGTTCCGTCTCAAGTCCTATGAAGAATATGACCAAGCCGAGAATGACTTCCTACTTTGGCTTAGGCGAATCAGTCCGCAGAAAGCCCAGCGAGCAAAGCGAGCCGAAGCACTCGCAAAGATGGGGTACCTGATACGACTCGCTGCCAGGTTGAAGATGGACTGGACCGAACGGTGGATTGAAGAGTTCTATGAATCCCATCCCGGCGAGAAGCTCGTTGCAATGACGTGCTGGACCTTCGTCATAGATCATTTGAAGCAGAAGTTCGGCGACCGAGCCGTCGTCATTGACGGCCGGGTGACAGGGCGGCAGCGAGAAGAAACCAGACGATGCTTTCAATCCAACAAGCGGGTAGATCTGCTGCTAGGCAACTGGCGAGCCGCTGGCATCGGCATCACCCTCACAGCCGCGTCCAACCTAGCTTCACTGGACCTTCCATGGACACCAGGAGACCTGCTGCAAGGAGAAGATCGTATTCACCGGATTGGGCAGAAGATGAAAGTGGTTATTCATTACCTGATGGCCTTGGACACGATAGAGGAGAAGCAGGTTAACATCCTCAGGAAGAAGACGAAGATTCTCGATGCCATATTGGACGGTAAGAGGCCGGCCAAAGACTTGAATATCTTCGACGCACTGATCGAAAGGATGACAAAATGAAGGACGAAACACTGCTCATCCAGGGGATTCCAATCAAGGTGAAAGCTTCTTTCAAGGCCGCCTGCGCGAAGCAAGGCAAAACGATGAAGCAAATCGTCATACTGTTCATGCAGGAATTTGTGAAGCGCAGATAATAGTTTGTGAGAATGGTCTCCATCAAATTGGTGAATTTCCAGGCGCACGACGAGCTGGTAATAGACATCGACCCCCAAATCACCACCATAAAGGGCCCGACGGATGTTGGTAAGTCGTCCATCCTTCGGGCCCTGAGGTGGATTTGCTTGAATGACATCGCCGGTGAGGCCTTCATCAAAGAGGGTGAGAAGAAGACAATCGTCAAGCTGACCGTCGAAGAGGAAGGGAACCCAGGTAAGTGGACTGTCAAACGAGTTAGGGGAACAGGCGGAAGCGTCAACACCTACGAGCTGGACAGCAATGAATTCAAAGCCTTTGGCAACGGTGTGCCCAAGCAGATAGGTGACATTCTCCATCTAAACGAAATCAATTTCCAAGGGCAGCATGACAGCCCTTTCTGGTTCAACGAGACTGCCGGCGAGGTGTCTCGTCGTCTCAATTCGGTCATCGATCTCAGCGTCATCGACGACGTGCTCGGCAACATTGCGTCAGAAGTGAGAAGGTCCCAGGAGAGAATCAGTCTCACTAACGAGCGTCTCACCGAAGCGAAAAGTGAGTATGAGAAGCTTAAGCCAATGGAGGACCGGATCACCGACTTTGAGTTCCTCAAGCTCGACAACGAGAGCCTACTCACCATCGAAGCGAGATTCACCAAGCTCGGCAGTCTCATCACCAGAGTGAGAGAAGCGAAGATTCGCATCACCGAGTTTGAAGAGAAATTCACAGAAGGCAAGGATATCGTCGCGCTGGGAGCTGAAGCCATCTCACTCAATGACTCGGCTGATGAGCTGAGAGACCTTATCAAGCAGGTTGAAGCCTTGCAGAAGGTGAAAGCCCCACCTCCTCTCGATTCTGTCACGACTGCTTACGATGCATGGCAGGATGCGGTTGGAAAGGCTGGCAATTTAAGGCTTAAATACATTCGCCTCGTTGAAGCCTCTAATGCCGAATCTACCTGGAAGGAAAAGCTTCGGCTCGCCGAGAACAAGTTTCACCAGCAAACCAAAGGGAAGAACTGTCCGGTGTGCGAAAAGCCAATATGAGCGAACCTATTGCCATAGCGATTGCAGACTTGCACCTGTCCCTCTTGCAGCCTGCTTGCCGGGCCGATAAGGACTGGCTAGAAGTGCAGGCGGGATATCTCAAGCAAGTGAAGGATATCACCGAAGGATTTGATGACCCGAGTCGTCGTCTCCCAATCCTCTGTGCCGGCGACATCTTCGATAGGTGGAACGCACCACCCGAACTCATCAACTTCGCATTGCAGCATCTCCCGGACGGAATGATCTGTGTGCCGGGTCAGCACGACCTTCCTAATCATCGCACAGACCAAGTCCATCGCAGTGGTTACGGCGTGCTCAAGCAAGTAGGCAAGATCGTGGACATCAGCGGCAAGCGAACGAATAAAGATATTGGACTTCTAGTCTATGGTTTTGAATGGGGGTCAGAGATACTCCCTCCTGATCATGAAAAGCCTGATCTTCTTCAAGTCGCACTCATCCATCAGTATTGCTGGACCGACTTCCACTCCTATCCCGGCGCACCTGAAGATTCCAATCTCAGCAAGTTTGCGAAGTCTCTCAAAGGATACGACGTCGCTATCTTCGGCGACAACCACAAGGGCTTCCTGAGCGAGCTCAAGACAGGAACCACTGTGCTCAATGTCGGCGGATTCATCCGTCGCAAGTCTGACGAGATTGGCTACAATCCCAGCGTGGGCATCATCTACAGCGACGGGACGGTGAAGCGTTGCAAGCTAGACACGTCGGCCGATAAGTTTCACGAAGAGATTGCCGAGCGTGAAGAAGTCCCGTTGAACATGAAAGAGTTCATCGACGGGCTAGAGGGACTCGGCGAACACGGGCTGAACTTTAGGGAGGCCGTCGAGAATCACCTGAGAGACGAAGAACTGACACCTGCTGTCAAACAGATCATAAAGCAATGTCTGGAACCAAAATGACGATACCGGTAGGATACGTGAGGGTTTTCAACAACGGTGAAACCTACATCCAACCCAGCGAATTCACAAGCAAGGGCAAGCGCATCTTCTATCTGGAGTGTCAAGACCTCACCGTTCAAACCAACAGTGGGCTAGACGAGACTCTGCGGCTGTGGGTTGCTATTGGGCAGCCTAAAGTCTTCTCGGCCGGGACCGTCGGATGAAGAACTGGTGTCAACATATCCAGTGGGGGTCACCACAAGATCAACCACGCGGTGGTTGGATTATCTACTTGGACCAAGTCCATGCCCAGGTGGTCGTCATTCCACGGACATGGAAGGTCTGCCCGATCTGTCAAACACCTCGCCCTGGCAAGGTTGAAGCAAGAAACGAAAGTGACGAGCGAGTTGCGAAGATGAAGAAGATGCCCGCATGAAAGCCACTCACTGCGCCACCATCGGAAACAAGCAAGACGTGACTGCTTGGCAATTCAGTCGCACAGCTCCCATCCCTGTCTGGGTGGCTAGGAAATTTCACCAAATCCCAGAAGCAGAGGGGTGGACCGCAGTAGACACGAATGGGAAGTTGGTCGAAGCGAAAGAAGGTGACTGGGTTGTCGCTCCTGATGTAGGGACCTGCTTCGTCCTCACCAACGAAGAATTTAATGAATGTTTCAAACCACTGATACCATGAGCGAAGTCATTTCAGAAGAAACCTACCGGCGTCTCAAGCGAGATGTGGAGAACGCGAAGACCGAAGCCGACCGGGCCAAAGGTGCTCTCACGCAGATTACGACCCAGCTAGAAGACGAATTCGGAGTCAACAATCTGAAGGAGGCGAAGGAAGCTCTCACCGAGCTGGAAGCCAAGCGCGACAAGGCTAAGGATAAGTTCGACACCGCGCTGAAAGAATATCAGAAAAAATGGATTGCTGACTAGCCGTCAGCGGTCGCATTGCAGATCATTAGCTTTTGCAAGTATAAGAATCAATTCGTTCACCTACACTTTAAGACTCAACACTTTAGCTCTAAGTGAAATCGGCATGAGTCTTGCTCATACTAATTAGCTTTTGCAATAACGCAAAAGGCGCAAAAGAAAGTAAAGAGAAGTTGATACGAAGAAGATAATAGAGCAAATGAACACAACAATCATTCAAACACAAGGGGTCGAGGCCACAACGGCGCTCGACGAAACCATCAAGAACGCACAACTCAACTGGGAGCCGTTGGCGGACCAGGTCGCCGGCATGGACAGCGGAGTCGTCATGCCTCGCAAGAAGCTCCTCTACCGCAGCGACACTAAAGAGGCGCTCGGCGTCGTCGGCAGCGACTACGAACCGACGAACCCGAGGGACTTCGTCAATCGGCAGTATGCGCTCGCCGAATCGATGGGCGGGAAGGTCGTTCGGGTCGGGTTCCTCAGCGAGCGCAGCAGAGCGTTCGCGTTCGTTCAGGTCGGCGACAAGATCGAAATCCCTCGCGGCAAGCGCAAGGTCGGCGATCCGGTGCAGGCCTACATCTACTCCACCGACGGGTGGGACGGCGGAACGCCTCAGCGCAGCCGCTTGTATATCGAGCGCCTGAAGTGCGCGAACGGGATGACCAGTCGCGAGATTCACGCGAACCTTTGGGTGTCTCACGTGTCCGGCATGGAAAAGAGAGCCGAGCCCCGTCGTAACACCTTCCAGGGCGAGGTCCTGAAGATGACGGAAACGATCCGCAAGGAATTCACCAAGCTGGCGCAGACTCGCATGACGGTCGAGCAGGCGAAAGAGTTCGTCGAGAAGTTGATTCCGGGCGAAGCCACTATGTCGGTGAACCGCCGCAACACCGTCCTCAGCTTGTTCGAGACTGGCGACGGCAATGAGGCCGCGACACGCTGGGACGCCTACAACGCGGTGACCCAGTTCATCACACATCACCGGACCTACCGGACGACAGACGCCACCAGTATCGAAACCAACCGGTTCTTGGGTGTGCTGGAAACCGACACCCTCGGCCGACAGGCGCTGAATCTGCTGCTGAATTAAACAGATCATAACGCGGGCCGGTTCAACTCCGGCCCGCATTCTAACTGAATATGAAATATGACTCCTGAAGCCGCCGGATTACTGTTCGTGATTTTCTTCGTAACGGGCGCGTTGATGTACCTTCTCCCAACTATCATTGCGCGAGTCCGCAACCACCGTCAAACCGGCCCGATCTGCGTCATCAATATGCTGCTCGGCTGGACGTTCCTAGCTTGGGTGGTGTGCCTAGCTTGGTCGCTCACAAGCGATGTGGAGGCCCGATGAGAAAACCACCGAAAGGATACTATCTCGTCACCACCCAAGACGAATTGAAAAAATCTTGGCCTCGTGAAGTTGTCATGGAAGGTGACTTGATGTTAGAAGACACAGGCACCTGGGGGCCCGCAGCACCAGGAGAGATCGGCTCACCCGTCAGAGCATTCAAAGGGGTTGCCAGGATCGACCCTACCAAGCATTTGATCAGGGAGAAGACATGCAGAGAAACGGAGGAACTATGAATGTGAAGAGGAATTTTGGGCGTTCAAGAAACTATGAAAGTCTTTCCAGTTCACGAGTTCTTTAGCAGACAATACTCCCTTCCCTACTGGTTGCCTGAGCGCAAGAACCGTCGGTTCAGCATCACGATTGAATTCAAGAAGAAGGGCACTACACTGCCCATCGTCTCGATGAGAAATTCTCTCTTCATGGGGATTCCAAGAACCAGTGTCAAATTAGATCACCCGCTCGGCATTCACACCCTCCGCGAAGAAGGTGTGGCCAACTGGATGACATCCATGCCACAAGAGATCGAACAGCACTCACGTCAGCTCACAGGAATGAGCGGGCGGGTGCTTATCGGCGGTCTGGGACTCGGGCTCGCAGTCGCTTACTTGGAAGGCAACGATGACGTGACCGAAATTGTCTGCGTCGAAAAGAGTCAAAGCATCATCCATATGGTGCTACCGTTCCTGCCGAAGAAGAAGACGAGAGTCATCCAAATGGACCTCTTCAAATATCTTGAGCTTGAGAACGAATTCGACTTCGCCTTCTACGACATCTGGTGTCCAACAGGAGAGACTGTTCACAAGAATTATGTCATTCCGTTGCGAAAGCTCTCACAAGGACTCATCCCTCAAGAGAACATCCAGTGTTGGAACGAGGATGAGATGATCGGGCAGATCAGGATGGCTTGTCAGACTTCGATCTTGTATCTCGATATGCCTGTAGGGGACCAGTTTCGGATCATACTTGACGAGCCCGAAGATCGCTTTGAGCGTTACAAGAAGCCTCAAGGGCTAGTTTGGTACTGGTACCGCTTTCTCCGCAGAGAGAAGCTAACGATCGCGCAAGCTCACGCACAGATGGTCCGCTACCTAGCCGATCTTAAAGACCCAGAACGATTTGAAAGGAATTGGATGTGAAGAAACTCTCAGAATTGGGCGAGGTGGTGGTATTGAGAATCCTTAGCAAGGACAAGGCTGTCGTCCTGGACCACTCAGGAGACTTTTGGATGGTGATACTTGAATCCTTCTGGAAGGGGATGAAAGTAGGATGGACGATTGATTTAGGTGAAGACCTGTATAAAGGTAAGGAGGCTATTATTGTGAAAGGACAGGACCCTAAATGAAACTGCAAGAAGATTCAGATAATAAGTTATGATAACAGTCAGCAAAATCAAACTCAGAAAGACCTTCGGACCCTATGTATTCAGGGTGCTGGGGAATAAGATTCAGTTTGTCAAGAAGGGTTGGTATGAAGCCGACTCGCTACCGACAATCGAAGAATACAAGGAACTCGAGAAGAAATCGTTCTCTACTCCCGTTGCCGATGCCGTCGAGAACGCAAAGTCAGAGCTGGAGTCGCTGCGCGATGAGCTTCAGGAATGGTATGACAACCTGCCCGAGGGCTTCCAGAGTGGTGACAAAGGTGATCAGCTTCAAGAGGCTGTCAGCCAATTAGAGACCGCAATCGACAACATTCAGGACGTGCCGGATTGCCTGGATGAGGTGAAAGTCATCATCAAGCCGCTCGAAGATCCTCGCAGTGCCAGCCGGGCCGATCGAGGCGGTCAAGCTGCGTATGAGCTGCGTCAGGTTGCCGAGCATCTCGACGGTGAGGGCTTTATGCCTGAGGGGAAAACACTCGACGAAGAGCAGAAAGACGAAGTGAGGGAGTTCCAAGAGACCTTGGCCTCAGCCGCTGATGACGCAGACGCAGTGGACTACCCAGGAATGTATTAAAATGAACGAACATCCACCGAGAGACGGAGACCTTCCTCGAAAAGAACTGGTAGATTTAGCTGAAGAAACGATAGCTCGCTACGGTGGCAAGGAGAAGGCGAGGGTGTTCTTCAAATACACCTGCCCTCATTGTGGCCAGCGATGCACGCTGGTTGACGCG